CCTATATCAAATGTCGAACCATGAACCCAGTCGCAGTCTGGGATTGGACCCTCCCCCAGTCCTCGCGGGAACAGGAGGACGTCCAGAAGATTGTGGACCAGATCTTCAAGAAGTATACGTACCAATTAGAAGAAGGTTCAGCAACTGGGTACCGGCACTATCAAGGCCGAGGCTCCCTCCACAAGAAGCGTCGCTTCGATGAACTCAAACAGCTTTCCAGCATTGTCGGCTGGGAAGACTGTCACTGGACACCTTCATCTACGAACTCTCAGAAGGGGGAGTGCTTTTACACCGTGAAGGCCGACACCCGCATCTCCGGACCTTGGTCCGACAAGGACAAGCCCGAGAAGATCTACATTCCTCGACAGTATCGTGGACTGGAGCACAATCTCCGCCCCTGGCAGCAGGCCGTCTGGGACTCTGCCGATGCTTTCGACAACCGTACGATCAACCTCATCTACGACCCTTCCGGCAACAACGGCAAGAGTACTGTCGCCTCCCTGATGGACCTCCACCGACGCGGCATCGACCTACCCCCGATGAACGACGCGGAGAAGCTCATTCAATCTGTTGCCGACATCCTTATTGCTCGCGACATGCGTGAGCCCAAGGTTGTCTTCATCGATCTGCCCCGCGCTATGGACAAGAAGCGTCTCGGAGGCCTATACACGGCCATCGAGCAGATCAAGAAAGGCAAGGTGTACGACACTCGCTACGCCTACAAGGAGTGGTGGTTTGATTCCCCACAAGTGTGGGTCTTTAGTAATATCGAACCCGACCTCACCTTCCTTAGCATGGACCGTTGGAAGATATGGTCCATAGTGGACAATGACCTTGTGCCAATTGTTCCAGCTACTTAAGATAAATATACACTGGAACAGGGTTTCGAGGTTAGTGTTACAGACGTAGTCGCCGAGAAACCCTGGGGACGCCGGTGGTTCCTATGAAATTCCGACCGACGAAGAATTTTTTTGTCAAGCAAAGGAGTAAACCCTCCCATGCTTGGCGTCTATGGAACTCCCAAGCGGAGAGCTACTTTCTCAGCTCCTCCAGCTAAGCGTCGCCGTTACATGCCTATGCGTCGCACTCGTAAGACGTATTCGCGGTATTACACGCGTACCTATACCAAAAGAGTTCCCGTCCGTACTAAAACGGCTGCTCGCATCAATAAGTCGCGGATTGCGAAACTCGAAGACAAAGTGAATGGACACGTCCAGAAAGGCTACCACAAGCTCGCCGTCAGGTATAACCCTGTCCCCGGCGGGTTTGTCTGGGGCCCTGCCCAGCCCCTTCTCTTCGCTCTCAACGACTTCTACACTCAGACTACTGCCCCCGCTGGTGGTACCGGCGCTGCCTACCACCCGCAGTATGCTGGTGTCGCCCCGAACATCACCATGCAGGCCGGCATTATGAACCGCTGGCAGGACTATGTTCCTGGCAACACCCTGGGCTACGCCGCTCAATACCAACAATGGAAGGACGTTGCGTATTCGCAGCCTTCCAAGGTCGGCTACCTACCTCTTGGTACCGACATCCGTGTCGTCGTCAATCGTTCCCGGTGCACCCCTACTGGTGGTGACTGGTGGATACGTATCGACTGCTTCAAGGCCAAGCGCAGCTTCCTCCCCACCTCCGGCGGTGTTGACCCGAAGAACTACAACATGCCCAATGCCCTCGGTGCATTGGCGAACCTGGCAGTCGCTGCCAACGTTCGTGAGAACGAGATGAATCCGGCCCTGTGGACTCACACCACGAAGACTCGCTGGATCAAGCTCCCTGCTCCGGACATCGCTTCGCAAAACATCAACAAGGTGTTCCATATCAAGTGCGCCTTCCCCAAGAAGTTCCTGAGGTGTAACCTCGATGTGGATGCTGGCGGCAACTCCGAACAATTCTGGCAGATGATGGACCCCAAGACCATCCACTGGTGTATGTTGTCTCTGTCGAAGGACAGCCCGGGAGCGGATGACCCGATCCCCGACCTATACATCACTCGCCAGACTACATGGCGCGACAGCCGTGGCGTTGCCATGTAATTGCCTGTATGCGAAATACCAGTTCACCTCATCTATCAATGCTCCGAACCCCGCCTGTTCTCGGAGGTAACCTCCGACCAGCTCCCATACCAGATACGGTACCATTTATCCTATAATATAAAAAAAATAAACCCAAAACCTGGACCAGGGAGCCCGTAGGGCGGGCGGGACGCCCCGACTCGACGCCTGAGCTCAGAAAGTCTCCACCTATATCAAATGTCGAACCATGAACCCAGTCGCAGTCTGGGATTGGACC